CCTTGAGGTGGCTCGAGGCCGTGGCCCACGTTGCGGCTGGGGGTCGCCCCGATCCCGAGTTGTTCAGCAGCACAATTTAGGGTTCAGGCAAGACCTCCCCGGACGTATGCTGTGGGTAGGAGGTGTCCATGCTGCCACCCTGGCTCATCGAGAAGAAGAAGCAAGAGCAGCAGCGCAAAGAGGACGAGGCAAGCTGGAATCGCCAGCCTCGTCTCGAGGCTCCTCGCCCCATCCCCGTCGAGAGCCGCGAAGTCCCCACCCCCGTCGAGTCCGACCGTGGGAGTTGGGACGTGGACTTCACGATCTAGGAGCGGGTACAGGGCTAGCCCAATCGGTCTTTGGCCAGACTGAAGGCCGCACACATATGCTGGTTCTCGAAATTCCAGATGGCGGGCATCTGTTCGCAAATCCGCCGGTATGCCCCCAGCACCTCTGGGCCTTGTCCGAAGCGGACAATCAGGTATGCCTGGAACACCGCAGGGGTGAACCCCATACGATTACTCGGGGCTCCGCCTCGCCAGAACCGGAAAGCAGTGCTCCCAAATACCTCTTTCATCCGAGAGAGGGTGTTCCGCGCCAACACCTCCAAATCGGAACGTTCGTCGGGTGTCATTGCGTCCACCCTGGACCGTAGATGATCGAGAAACGCCCGAGTGGGGTTGCTTCCCGCCTTCTGAAAAGAGAGTCCGGCGAGCGATACGCCGGACGACTCCTGCAAGCCCAGGATCCCCAACAACACCCCAGCACCAACCTTCCAAGAGACATTTCGCTTCGAGGTTGACTTGACACCGCTGATGTCCCGAATCAGTGGCACAAGAGCATCCACGAGTGCCCGGAGATACCCCGTGGAATCCGTGCCCCGAATACGCTCTCCCTGGTTGAGGGGCATGCCGGAGTTAACGCGATCGAAGATCACGTTGCAGATTCGCTCACTCCACGCTGGGTTGTCGGTCGGGACCGCGTACACGGTGAGTGCCGTCGACAGGATTCGACGTTGCAACACCGGATCCAGCTTCTTGAAGCGATGATCATTGAGATCCGTCAGGAACTCGAGTTGTGTCAGAGGCCACTTCCCCTGCACGAAGGTCTGGAGGGTCGTGAGACGTTGAAGCCCATCAATGACTTCCCAGATCCCAGCGGAGTTGACCGCAACGAAAATAGGCGGCACCGGGATGCCTAGTATGAGGGACTCCACAAACCTAGATTTTACCCTCGGCTCCCAGATGCCCTGCTTTCGCTGGTAGCGAGGCGTCAACGAAAGCTCTTGCTCGTCGAGCTTCCGACAAAGAGTTGAGATGTCCGGATCACTCTTGGACACCGACACCCGACGCTTACGTGCCTCACCTTCGGAGTCCTTGTTGTACATCAACACTCACCTCCTTGCCGCCCCTACACGGAATCGGACGCAGCGGCACCTGGTCAGACTTCAGCACGCCCATCTGCACCAACCGGCCCGCCAGGTACACCGGGTCCGTGAAGGGCTCGTCCTCCCGCACCACGAGGTAGTGGATGCCCGCTTCTGTCGCGAGCCGCACCTTCTCCTGGTCCCGCCAACAGGACTCCTCCCAGAGGGGTCGGTAGGACTCGTCGAGCATGTAGGCGTTCGGGAACTGCCAGTGCTGGTGTCCGTGGAACTCCACGATGAGGTTCCAGTCCTCGTAGTAGCCGTCGAACCGGAATCTCCGGCCCGTCTTCGGGTTCGTGAACCGCATCGTTTCCCACTCCTGCACGAACGAGGCCACTCCGAGCGCCTTCGCCACCGCGTCGAGGCACAAGGTCTGCCGGATGCGTCGATGGAACGTCTCCAACCCGTGTCGTCCACACTCCTTCTTGATGACCGGGAACGAATGCCCGAGCCCACTCATCGCCGCCCCGATGCTCACCTTCCCGTTCCCGAGCGCGAACCGAAGAAGGTCCTCCCGCTCGATGTGGAGGGTCGCCGCCTCGGCCCTCGCCTTGACGTGTACGTCCGACGTGGCGAGCCCGAGCACCTCCATGTACGTGAACAGCGTCCGCCACGAAAGCCCGAGCCCCTCCTCCGCAGCCCTCCGATCCACCCGCCCATGCTCGTCAAGGTACGGCTCAAAGTCCTCCGGCGTCAGTTCCGCCTTCAGCCCGTTCCCCCATGTCCGATTCGCCCCCATGTAGGCGCGTAGCTTCTCCACCGCCCCAGCGAGCCTCGGGTCGGTCTCTTTCGTGAGCCCACGACTCCACGAGACGCGACCCCGCATCTTCTCCGCCGCTCGAGCCACCCGCTCGTCCGTCTCCTTTGTGAGACCAGCGTTCCACCGACCAGCGTTCACGGACATCCGGTGCCGTGTCACCGCAGAGAGCACTCGCTCCTTGAGAGAGGACTTGTCCCGTACAGCCGACTCGTCCGCAACCAAGGGGGCGTCAGGGTACCTCTCTCGGTATCCCGGGTGGAGATGAGTGACGTGGCTTGTGAGGTTCTCCGCCCGGTGAGCACAGTCCCGGCACACCACGTAGTCCACCCCCTCCACCTTCGACATCCAGACCGTCAGTAGAGGGAGGACATAGCCGAGTTCCTTCTTGCACTCAGAACACCGGAGATCGTGGAGCTTCCCCATCTGCTTCCCGACGAGATGGGCTTTCCCACACGACGGGCACGCCACTTCCTTCGTCTCCCGCCAGGTCTTCGGTGAGGCCCCAAGCCGAGCCGTTCGAGAAGCATCCTGCTTCGCCTTTGCAGCGGAGCACCGGAGTGGTGCATCAACACCATGTTTCTCGGTATAGGCCGAAGTGGTGAGCCCGTGAGCCGACTCGATGTGCCTGTAGAGCTTCGCTCCGCGATGCCCACACTCGCGGCACACCACGAAATCCTGCCCCTCGATTCCGTCTTTCGCCACGGCTCCTCCTCGTCCATCCGAGGAGGAGCTTGACCGGTCCTACGGGCGTCGTCAACCCGTATTTCCGCTCCTTTGTGGGTTGCCCTACAAACTTGAGCGCAGGTTGAACGTCACGACGATGTAGAGGAGCGGGAACACCGGCTGGATGAACGCCTCGACCTCGGCGACCGTCGGGTCGTCGGGAGCGATCTTCGCCTTGACGCCCGTGTAGGCGGCGAGGATCTGCCCCTGGACAAGGAGCTTCAGGGTGTTGCTCAACTGACCTTCGATCTGGCTCAACACGCCGGGCAGGAACTTCGTACCGATGAACCGGTCGAGGGTCTGACGCGACTGCTGCTGGACCTCATCGACGATCTGGATGATCGTCGGGAGCTTCGACAGGTTGGCGTTCCCGTTCGTGCTGTTGCCCACGAGGTCGGTCGTGAGGCCGTGGCGGACCCGGATGACCGGCGGGCGGTCCTCGAGGACCGTGACGCCCTTCACGGCAACCTGGTTCATCTCGACCGCATCGAGCGTCTTGGCGAGCTTGGTGGCCCCGATGAGACGACGGTTCGTCCAGGGGGTCGCCACGTCGGTGTTCGGGCTGACCACCGACCCAGCCAGCATCGAGGCGAGGTAGGTGCCGTCCACCAGCGTCTCCTCGTCCGTCCCATCAGCACGAGGCAGGGGGACGATCACGATGTCCGGGTAGACGAGGCGGAAGCGGGTCCGCTGAACCGCCTGTGCCACGTTGCCGACCGACCGGATGGAAGTACCCGCCGACACACCCGCGATGACGGTCCGCTCCGCCTGGTGGCGGATGTCGGACTGGATGTCCGCGTGCTTGGTGATGTACTGGAAGAACTCCACGTTGTCGCCGCGAAGCGGGACGAGGATGTCCGGGAGAATCCCGCCCGTGAGCGGACCCTCGAGTTCATCCACCGCGTTGCGGAAGGCCGTGATGGAAGCCGCGTCCGGGATCCCATCGCCGTTCGTGTCGATATCCTTCTGCACCTGCTTGATGCCGACCAGCACCGCCCCGTTGAGGACGGCCAGGTAGGAGGCCAGCGACACCGGGTTGTCCGGCGAGATTTCCCCGTAGATCGCCTCGACGGTGGCCAGGCGGGTGAACAGGGCCGTCTCGTAGTCCTGCTTCGTGTACTGGTAGGACACGTAGTAGAGGTCGCCCGTGACCGGCTCGGCCCCACCACGCTCGAAGGTCTCGACGATGGCCGAGTCATCGGGCGTGATGTTGAAGGTGTTCGTCACGACCAGTTCCACACCGGGCAACGTGTTGACCGGCAGGTTCGAGTCGGTGGTGACCACCTTGCGGACCGTGAAGGTGAAGGACTCACCCGTCGGGTAGTTGGAGCCGCCCTCGCGCTCGAGGACCGAGAAGGTCAGGCCCGTCACGAGGTCGCGGTAGGTCTGACCCACCACGCCGTCCTGGCCCTTCCCGTCGTTGGCGGGGTTGAGGACCGAGGTGTTGATGGTGCCCGAGCCGTTCACGAAGTCCGACGAGGAGACCGTGAAGCCGCTGATGCCGACCTCACCCGCACCGCCGTCTCCAGCCACCGCGCCCAACCCGGTGCCGGGGAGAAGCACATCATCCGACGAGGCCGCCGCGAAGGCGATGCTCGAAGCGGTGCCCAGTCCGGAGGTGCCCTGCGACTGGAGGTAGAGGTACTGCGCCCCACCATCGTCGTACTCCACCCAGGCCAGAGCCTCGGCGGCGAAGTAGGTCGCCGTCGGAGTCGACCAGCCGAGGATGGAGGTGGAGATCGTCGCGGCCGAGTGCCCCATGAGGGCCGAGGCCACCGCCTTCGGGGTAACCAGCGTCCGCTCAGCCACGTCCCCCGAGTTGAACCCGAGGACATCGTTGGCGTTGCCGTTGCCGATGACGACCGTGGCGGTCGAAGACTCCTGGTTCGACAAGAGCCGGATGGCCGCGCCTTCCTGGCGGCAGATGGTGATCGACTGTGGGCCGGAGAACCCCGCAGCCTGGATCGCGACCCGGATCTGGTTGAGAACCGTGTTGGCGGTGCCGGCAGGTCCGAGCGGGACGTCGGCGGAGCCACCCGAGGAGATGGCCGCGCCAGCGGCATCCGTGAACTCAACCGTCACGGGGGTGTTGTTCACGGAGAACTTGAACACGTTGTTCTGGGGGTTCGTACCCCCAGAAGCGTAGAACGTGACCGAGGGCTGCCCGTCGCGAAGGTCGCCGTAGGTGCCCGTCGGCACCTGCCCACCCGCGAAGCCAACCTCACCACGGAACGTGGCCCCGAGCACCGCCGCCTTCCACACCGAAGGAGCCGTCTCGAGGGCGGTGAGCCCCGTGAGGGTATCCCCCGTCGAACCCTGCACGGTGATGCCCGTGTTGGCCAGGGTCGTGAAGGGGTACACGGTGCCGTAGCCCGGAACCACGCGGCTCCGAAGGATCAGGCGGTCGTGGAGGAGGGCCGAGGTGTTGTTGCCCGCGATCGTGAAGCGACGAGCGATCGGCCCCTGGAACAGCTTGGTCTGGGAACCCGCCGTCGCTGCATCCGTGTCGATACCCGCGAGAACCGCGAAGTCCCGACCGGCGGTGCCGTGGGTGATGAAGTCCAACACACCCGCCGCGTCACCCGTGGCCTTGGTGAGGCCGAACACGAGGTTCCCATCCCCGTTGGCGGTCACGGTCACCGCGAGACCCGCGAAGGCGACACCCAAGGTGCCGATCTGGGTGGTGATGGCGGTCTGGACAGCCGCTGCCAGAGTCGCCACGGAGGCGTAGGTGCCTGGGGCGATGGTCGCGACAAGCACGCCCGAGGCCGTGGACACGTCACCGGTGTAGTGGAACCGGATCTGGTCGTACTCGTTGACCGTGATGATCACAGACGAGAGGAACTTGCCCGCGCCCGCCCACACCGACGGGACCGTGTTGGCCGCCGTGTTGATGGCGGTCACGTAGGCCGCCAACGTCTGAGTCGTGCCCGTCGCGGCAGAAGCGGTGATGAGCGCCCCGTCCACGGTCAGGTTGACCCCGTTGTTGGTCGAGTCCACCTCGTAGGTGATGTACCCGGAGTCAGCCGCGTAGGCGATCTCCGCACCGAGCATCGTGGCGGGGACACCCAGGTTGACGGTGCCCATCACACCCGACAGGTCGATGCCTGCGGCAGCCCCGGCCAGGGCCGCACCGTCCACGAGGAAGCGCATGCGGTCCGAGGCGTTCTGGATGAACACGTAGTCGCCGGCACCCGGCACCGTGTAGGCCCCGAGAGTCGAGTCCACCGACCGGAAGGTGACGGTGACATCTTCCTCGACAGCACCGTCGAAGCTCGTCGTGCTGAACGGAGTCTCGAACCGCACGTCGGGCTTCCGCTCAGACCCCGAGGGGAACTGGAGGGTGATGGAGGCGAGCCCCGAGGACTTCGTTCCGAACTGCGGGGTGTACAACGACTCCCCGCTCTCGTTGGTGATGGAGTAGGTGCCCACACCCGACGACCCAGCCGTCTCAGCGACAACCGAGTACTCCTGGTCGACCAGGGTGTTGTAGTAGAAGGTCGCGAACACCTGTGCCCCGACCGGAACCGCGCTCTTCAGGGTGAGCGTGCTCGTGGCCGAGTCCACCTTCGTGACCTCGACCGGCCCCCGCGCGATGGCGTCCTGAACCCCGAAGCCCCAGTAGGCGATCACGAGGTCCGGACGGTCCGTGGGGAGGTCGATGCGGTCGTTGCTGACCGTCTGGAACAGGCTCGAGCCGAGCGGGCTGTTGCGGCCGTTGCCCGTGGTCGGGACGAGCGGCATCGTGAACTGGGTCCGGCTCTCCTTGACGGGGATGACCGTGGTGTCCACGACCGCGACACAGGGCTGCAGGTAGCCCCGGGTGTCCACCAGGGTGGCGGACACCTGCGACTCGTTGAAGTACTCGGAGCCGCTGGTGTGCTCGCCCGCCCGGATGAGGACGGCGGTGCCCCACACGATCCGGGAGGACCCGTCCACCGGATCATTCCAGAGCACGAAGTCGACACCGTCGGTGTAGTCCGACCGGCTCGGCGTCACACCGCACTGGAGGATGTCGGTGACGTTGATGTGGGCCAGGTAGTCGAACGTGTCCTGCCAGGCGTTGAAGTAGTATTGCAGGGTGACAACCGCCCCAACCTCGGGGGCGAAGGGAAGGGTCACAGCCCGGTTGGCACCGTCCACCGCCGTCGGGATGACCTGCACCCCGTCGACCTTCACCGTCACGTCGGAGGGGTCGGTGGTCGTGATGCCACCGTTGGTCCCGTCCACGATCGGACCCTGGAAGGTGTAGAACACCTTGTTCCGGGCCGTGCTGAACCCAGAGGTGAACCCGAGGGTGGAGTTCGCGGTGCCCGAGCCGATGAGCATGTTGCGCTCGGCGGTCAGGTAGAGCACCGTCTGGCCGAAGTTGTTCGCCGCCGTGGTGGCCACCAGGGTGGTCGAAGCCGCCGTGGCCGCCGCGTTGATGAACGCAGCCACCTGGGATGCGGTCCAAGGGGTCACCCCGGACGAGGGGATGGTCACGGAGACCACGGTCTCATCGTCCACCGTGATCACGAACGTGTCGTTGTCACCCGTGGTGATGGCGTAGCTCTGGCCGACCGACCCGTAGATTTCGGCCCCGGTCTTGGTCACCTGGTCCGTCACGGTGTCCGTGATCAGGGTGTCCGTGCGCTTGAAGAAGTAGGTGACCCGAACCTCGTCGCCCGCTTCGGGAGCCGAGGCGAGGGTGAGGATGCCCTTGGCCCCGTCCATCGCGATGACCACGATGGGCTGGCCGTTGATCGTCACGGTCACCGACGACGCCTTGGTGGCAGTCGTGCCCGTGCCGTTCCCGTTGACGATCGGGAACTTGCGGGTCTGGATGCGGGTCAACTCGCCGTCGAAGTCGCCCAGGGTGACTGCCCCGGCGAGCGAGATGCTGACCACCGCTCGACCCGACTCGTCCTCCTGGACGATCCGCTGGTCGACCGAAGCCGACGAGCCCCGGACCATCTCCAGGTTGTTCTGGGTCAGGATCTCCGAGCCCGTCCCGATCAGGATGGGGAGACGCAGACCCTCGAGTAGGCCCTGAGTCGGGTTCTCGTAGTTGGTCTTGGTGTAGACACCGGGAGGGGCGTAGATGCCATTGGGGAAGGCCATGTTTCCATTCCTCGAAGCTGATGGGCTCTTGGCTCAGCCACGGTCATAGGCAGTTCACCGGGACCCCTGAAGGTCTGGTCTGAACCCTATGCCTGTAGGTGAGAGGTGAACCCTCCGCTTGCAACCGCGTTGTTCCGAGCGAGCCGTTTGTCCGTCTGATCCGAGTTCATCGATCCGGTCTTGTCCCTCGAGCGAGGGGAACGCCTAAAGTTCGGTCTGGGTTCGGTCGGGTCTCGGTTCAGTCGGGTCTGGGTCTATCGGTGCGGCCCGTCGGGTCGCGGTTGCAGGCGAGTGCTTCTAGCCCTCGGCCTTCTTGGAACGCTGCACACTGGCTTCGACGGCGGTTTGAGCCTGTCGGAAGAGTTCCCGCCCCTGGTTGGCGGAGGTACGCTCGGACTCGGTGATGGTCCGGTAGCCGCCCTCGGTGGTGCGGGTGAGATGGTCGCGGGTCACGAGTTGACCCGCCTTTCGAGCGTCGTGGACCACACCATCCTTGTGCTTGGACCGGTCGCCGATGAGCCTCCACCGCTGCTCGGCATCTCGGCCAATCACCTGGTCGGCGCTGTAGTCGATGGAGTGAACGCCCGTGTTCTGGGGACGAGGCCCGCCAACGACCTTGTGGGCGAAGGTGTGGTTCACCGCCGAAACGAGCTTGCGAGCACCGTCCACACCACACTCGGGGCATGGGGTGGAGGCGTCAGACTCGGACATCTTCCGCATCTTCTCAAAGCGGAGTCCGCAGTCGCTGCACTCATATTCATAGATCGGGATGGCACACCCCCTTCGGCTCACGACGGAACAACCACCCGGTTGTGAGTCGGGCTCCACGCCGGAGGCTCTCGTTGATACGCTTGCGCTTATAGCCCATCTTTCGTGCCGCCTCAGCCTCGCTGACGAAGTGGATGACCCGACCGTCAGTGTGCTCCGCCCGCAGTATGTGGAAGGAACGATCCGCCCGCGAAGCTGCTGCCTCCGTAGCCCAGGTGTTTACCCCCCCCCTTGTTCCAAGAGGGACGCCCACGGTTGGCCCCGCTGATCCGAGCGTTGTGTTCCACCGTGTTGTGCGACCCTTTTCGGGCATACCTATCTCCGCGACCCGCTTCAACACCGATGTTGAAGCGAGAGGTGGGAGGCAGAGCATCTAGGTACACCTGCTCTGTGGCGAACTGGTCCTCGGCGGAGCACTTCGTCACACAGTAGCCCCAGAAGGCCCCCTCTCCATACATGTCCCATGCCCGTTGCAGGTGGATGTTTTCGTGTCGTCCGCGACAAAGGCGGGAGAAGTGGGCAAGAAGCCTCGCCGCCACATTCACCGAGCTTCCCACATAGACTTTCCCCGACACGAGACACCAAATCTCGTAGACGCCGCAGTCGGGGGTGTTGGGGGTGATCGGCAACGGCCTCTCCTACTACGTGGGAGTTTATAGACCGACCACCGTACCCCACGCCCCTACTTGATCGTCTCGAAGGTCGACGTCTTTCCGCTGAAGAAGGGATCGTCGAAGCTCTGGAGGCCCAGGCTTTCGAGCACCTGGATGTTGGACACCACCCCGGCCTCAAGAAGCTGGTCCCCGGTCATGGCCGCCACTTCGGCGATCTGCTCTTGGGTCAGCGGGACGACGCGACGGATGGTGGCCGAGAGCGGCACATGGATGGACCAGTCGGTCTGGGTCTGGACCGCGAAGCTGGCGTTGTAGAAGTAGTCGTCCGCCGTCTCGTCGTAGATTTCCTCGGTCTCCCCGCCCATAGAGACAGCGGTGATCTCGATCCCCTCAAGCGAGAGTCGGTTTCGGGCCACACCCCACAGGTACATCACGGTGGCGTCCGTGATCTCCTGCTGTGCGTAGGGGTCCCGAGCCACGATGTCGAAGTCGAGGGAGATGTCCCACTTGCCGCCGTACTCGAGCGCCGAAGGCAGCCGACGGTTGGACACCACCACCGCGAGGATGTCGCCCTTCTGGACACGGCGACCGAAGGCCAGCACGCAGCCGGGGATGGCCGTCTTGTGAGCGAAGTTCTCCTGGATCTTCCACGGACCCGTGGACTCCCCGGGGTAGCGGTAGTCCACCATGAGGTAGCTGCCCGGCTCCAGGGGGAGGGTGATGATGATTTCCCCTGTCGTCGGAGATTCCGTGTAGTTGACCCCCCGCACGAGGGGGACCGACCCTGGCATCTCGAACACGCGGGTCGAGCCCGCGTGGTACGGGTTCGACACCATCCAGGTGAAGTCGTTGACCTTGGTGGCTGTCTCGTTCGTGATCTCGAGGAGCGGGTCCACCATGAACTCGAAGCTCGGCTCCACGTTGTAGGGCGGAGACGGGTCGGATGCCTCGGTGATCTCGACGAAGTAGATCCCGGGTGGCGAGGGGAACACACCGCCGTTGTTCCGGATCGCCACCGCGTCCTCACGCACCCACTCGATCGACAGCCCCGGCTTGTCCTTGTACCGAGCCAGCATCACGTAGGACTGGACGACCCCGAGGTAGTTGTCGGCCGAAAGCTGGACGTGGTTGGCCGAGGAGGTCTTGAGGATGATGCCGTAAGACGGCCGCTCACGAAACGAGTACTTCCCCTGGATGTGGTCCACGATGTCGCGGTACTTCGGGTGGTACTGCCAGAATCGCCGTAGCTCCAGGATGAAGCGCCTCTTGGTGGCTTCGGTGAGGTGGTAGTACATGGGTCACGCCTCTGCGCGGGTGTTCGTGGCGAGGTACTCCCCGATGGCGGCCTCAAGCTGATCCCGAAGCTCGATCAACTCGGACAGGGGCATCTTCCGCATGGACTCGAGGAACCCCACGGGGGTCACGATGATCGTGGCATCCCCGTGCATGTTGGCCGCCAGAACATCCCGGATCACATCCATCTCCTCCGGCTCCATCCCCGGGCGGACGGTCACCCACACAACGTCCCCGTCGCGGACGCGCTGAAGCACCTCCAACGACAGCATGTTGTTCATTGCTTGGGTTCCCGAGGTCGCTTGCGGTCCCAGCAGTACAGGAGCACTTCCGTGTCGGCCGAACGAACAACCTCGGGAGGAGGAAGCTCGGACTCGGCGCGCTTCAGAAGCTCCGTGAGTCGATAGGCTTGGACCGTGTCCGAGGGAGGGTCGAACGTGACTCGGGTGGTAGACCTCATTCGTCGTGCTCCTGCATGGCCTGGAGCAAGAGCCCCTGTGCCACCGCGTTGAGGGGCTCCTTGGAGTGACGGACCTCGCTGATCTCGATGGGGAAACGCTTCCGCTTCCGCTCGAAGACCTGCTCGAAGAACTCCTTGAAACCACCCGCCAGGCTTGTCCCGCCCGAGATGACGAGCGGGATGGCCTTCGGGAGTGCGAACTGACCCTTGACCCGAGCGAACTGGGCCGCCACATGGTCGAGGCCGTACTCGATGAGGTTCTTGTAGTAGAGGGCCAGAGCCTCCTCCTCGCGCCCCTTGGGCTTCAGGAGGTCGATGCCCTTCTCCTTGAGCGAGCACATCCGGGCCTGGGTCGAGCCCACCGCCTTGGCGGCACCCGCATCAATCCAGTCCCCACCCCGGGCGACGGAGAACGAGAGGCCCTCGATGGTGTTGATGGCGAGGGCGCAGTTGGTCATGCCCGAGCCGTAGCTGAAGCTCAGGCCCGAGAACCCATCCTTCGCCGTCTCGGCGTAGATGATGGCCATCGCCTCGTTGCTGGGGATGGCGACGTACCCGCACTCGGTGACGATCCGTTCCAGGACGCCCTGGTGGTAGATGATGTCCCGGTCCGGAGCATCCACAGGGGCGGCGGGAACGGAGAAGCAGCACACCTCACCCTTCTCGGCGGGCTCCCCGAGGACGTGCTTGATCAGGAGGCCCAACACCTCGAGGGCGTCGATCTCACCCGCTGCCAGAAGACCCGCCGCCAGAGGACGACGCGGCTCCTGACCGAACATCGAGGCCATCTCCAGGGCCGCATCTCCGAGAACCAACACCTCGTCGCCACGCTCGATGTAGTTCACGCCAGACAGCTTGAGCATCTTCTTCGCGTTCGTCGGCAGGTCGAGGAACGAGTCCCGCATCCGCCGAGTCTCGATCCCCTTGGGTGTGCGCCGGGCGGAGACGATGTTCATCGTCCCGCAGTCGAGGCCCACACCGAGTTGCTTCTTCGC